CCAACTCTGGTAGTTTAACGTCCGCCAGCCAGACAAATCTATTCTAGTACAAGGGGGTGCCACGCTCTAAATAAGCCTCCTGACACTCCTCGTAGGTGCAGGGAAACGGTGTGTACCCGAGATGTTCGATCGAGGCCTTGATGATCCTCTTCGACCAAAGATCAAACTTCCCTCTGGGGTGCGCAGACAGCTCGATGAGGGCATTACTCACGTTGAGCTTCACATCCTCGTCGTAACAGTCCCGCTTCTTCTTCCACTGGGCCATCTCCAAGATGGTGTCTAGAGACAGCGCCAGCATGTAGCGCTTCATCCTGTCCGGGTGTGTCTCCTCGAACGTTCTCTTCAGAAAAGAGATGTCGCCGAGGGACCTACCCTCTATGAACACGTCCCTGCGTTTGTCCTCATCTGTGTACACCCACCCAAGGGTGTCGAAGGCCTCACTATATCCCTGCTGCGTGAGTTGGTCTGCATATCTGCTTCCTTGTTGCACAGCGATGATATTATCATCACCATACACGAGGAAACGGACGTGATCATCTATCTCACCCAGGAACTTACGCGCTTGGGCGCCAGTCATCCCAAGGATCTTCAGCGTTGCCATTCGCAGTCCCATGAGGTTGCACCACGAGTTTATATACGAAGTGTACGCGTTCCCGGAGGAGTTGCTACCAACCCACTCCACGACGCGACCCTCACCATCAACATGTCTGCTGTTGGCAATGTCCTCAAGTAGGACGATCCGAGCAATGGAATTCTCAGAATCCCAATCCCTATAGAACGCGTCCTGCGTGTCAGAGAACCTGGCCAGCAGAAAATATGGTAGGCGTCCGTCAAAATTCGAAAAATCGCCAGCGATGTACTTCGAATCTCTCCCTAGCCAACGCACAACCTCGTCTGCCTCGGTGTACACATTTAGCCCAATAGCCATCCCATTGATGATCCTATTGAGCTGTAGGTTTTGGAGAAAGGCACCGGCAAGCATCCGGCTCGCTATCAAGTGTCTCACACTCGAGCCCATGATCAGCCGGGCGCCCTTGTCGGGCTTCCTCCTTTCGTCTTTCAACGTGACCCGACATAAGTTGAGCCAACG